TTGATATATAGTTCTGGAAATTTATCAATTAATATTTGATAAAGATTACGGTTAGGTTCTAGCTTCTCTAGCAATCAATATACGTAAAGGTGCGTATCACTGCTTCAATGGGTGTATCAAAGGTCGTGATGGGATGAAGCGGTTGCTAGAGAAGCTAGAACCTAACCGTAATCTTTATCAAATATTAATTGATAAATTTCCAGAACTATATATCAATCAATATGAATTTAAACCAAAGACTATAGGTGACGATGATATTAGATATGATGTGGCTCAATTACCTTCGGCTGTAGATAATCCTTATCTCATACAGCGGGGTATTACAAATCAGACTATCAAGGATTTTGACATACGGTACCATGTGGCTTTCGATAGTATCATAGTACCGATTTATCAGAATGGTGAATTATTGGGGAGTGTACAGCGTAATATTTCTCGTAATCCTAAATACGTTAATAGTAAAGGGATGGATAAGGATAAAGCTGTATTTCCACTGGATAAGGTTCAACCACGTGATGGTAAAATCATTATAGTGGAAGGGCTATTCGATTCTATAAATGCACATCAACAGGGGGTGACAAATACAGTATGCACTTTTGGCGGTAATGTGTCGCATGAACAGGCTAAGATTCTAGGCACGTTAGCTAGGACAGTCGTTATCTGTCCAGACAAGGATAGCAGTGGCCTTAAAATGGCTTACAAGACCACTGATATATTAATGAAACTAGGTTTGAGTGTGGAGTATACGTTCCCACCGGGAAAGGCCAAAGATTTTGGCGATATGCAAGATTTCTCAAGTCTAGAATATCACTCTTACTGGAAACTCAAGGCACTAAAAAAAGATATTAAATATATGATGGAGCGTTCTTAAAATGCCACTAATTAGTAAAGGTATGTATCAAAACACGGGGTCTGGTGATAGCACCAATAACGACTTTAGGAATCCTAATTCTATCTGGCGTAATACGGTTCGTATCAGGCCAGGAGAACATGCGGTTCTTAGGTTTATAACGGAATTTACCAACGGTGATATGAGTAGATTTCATGGTATTCCTGGTATGTCTGCTAAAGGACAGCAGTTTACTAGTTATGAATACTGTTCGCGGGTGAATGTTAATGAGAGTGGGCCAGTAATCGCTACTCCTTGTAATCATTGTGATTCAGGGGATGAACGTATTGCTAAGGCTACGAGTCGTTATCTCACGTGGGTATTTCACTATGGCACATTCCATGCGGAGCAAAATCCTTTCCTTGATCGTGATGGTCAAGAACCTTGGGATTTAGTACCTAAAGGTAATCGACAGTTTTATCGTGAAACTGTGAAAAAGCCTCAGTTGCTTAATACGTCCTTCACTTTATTCAAGAATATTGAAGAAAAGTATGAAGTCTATAGTAGTTTGTTGACTCGTACCTTTGATTATCGTTCTAGTCGGCCTGCTAATATTACTCAATACGCATTAGAGTTGTCCGATACTCAAGTGCAAAATGATTATGCTCAAGAGATTCTTGACATGGAAAATAATTTGCCTGATTTAGAGTTGATTGCTGCTAAATTAACTACTGAAGTAGATTTGCCAACATTTAATACAGAGACTGCCGCTACTCCTGCTGAAAAGGCAGCCACAGAAGCTGCTTATACTAATATGGCTAATATAGAGGAACTATAAAATGTCTAAGGTTACTGTGGAACTAGGTCTAACATTAAAGATGGCTACTGGGGGCGGATATAATTTTTTCCGCCCTTCCATAACCATTGCTGATATCGATACTGAACAAGAAGCAAAACCCCAGATTGATAGAGCATTAGAAGTAGTTAAAGAGGCATGGGCGGAATTAGAGGAACACATGGGTGAAGTTATAACTACTACTGATGTGACAGAGAATGAATCGTTACTGGTTGAACTTGGTAGGCGCATGGCCTCTATGGAAGATCAACTTGCCAAAGTAGCGAATGGGAAAGCTAAAACAAGCTTCTAGTGGTAACGGTTAATCGTAATGACTTAGAGCGGAAGTTGACAATCATCACTTCCGCTCTACGGTCTAATTCTTCATTTCCTCTACTTGGAGCTAATATCGATGGGCAGTTAAGTTTTTGGCAGGACAGTTATATGCCCATATGGGATGGATTAGAGTCCCAAGGAGAGGAAGAATTCACATTTTCAGTTGATTCAACAGTATTACGAAATATAGTGAATGGATTTAAAACTGAATATATAGATATTAGTATTAATGCTAAGAAAGCTGTTGTCATAAAATCAAATCAATCTAAGGTGACTGTGCCTTATCTTGATGGGCCTTATGATGAGATACCAGAAAAACCTTCGATGCAAATAAGTTGTACTGTAGAGAGAGACTTTCTTCGGGCATTGATGAAATCCAAGGATTTTGTTTCTAAAACTTATGAAAATATGGGATTAACTTATTCGTATCTAGGTAATAAAGATGGGCAATTCTTTATCTCAGGGGCTGGTTCTATATATCAATATGCGACCAGTGTTCCATTTTCAGGAGAGACATTACCTGAGATAATTATGCCTCCTGAATATGCCGCTGTAGTCGGTAGATTGTTTTCTAATACTAATCTTCAAGTGGGTATCTCAGACCGTCAACAGATTGTTATGTCTGATGGGCCGACATTAATTGCTACACGGACGGCAAATGAGAAATATCCTAATACTGTCTATGCTATGGCTGATGCTGATGGCGAATTGTTATTCATCGCTAATAGACAGAAATTGTTGGAGTCGTTTAGATTAGCGTTACAGACTACTAAAGATGATATGGTGGGGCTTAGTAGCAGTATTCAAGAGTATGGAACAGGTTTAGCAGGATTAGATGTCTACGTACCTAATGCTGTTATTGAAGCGGAGTTATTCGTTGAAGTAGATATCGTAAAAGACTTCTCTCGCACGTATTTCTCACTTCCTTTTTTAATTAAGTGTATATCGGCTTTTGAAGATAACACGGTGTACGTAGAGCGTTTAGATAAATTTAATGGAGCATTTAGAATTGGCACTGGTAAAGAAGAAATTACCGTCTTACAGCCTATTCGATACGACGAACCTAGATGATGTCAAAGATTCGATCCTGAGTAGTAAAGACAGTTTTGTTGCTGTCGATACGGAAACAACAGGATTGGATTGGACTACTGATCGGGCATTTGGAGTATCGTTAGCGTGGGATGATAAAGGAATTTTCATCCGTAATACCGATTATGGTACGAATAATATCGGTATGTTGATGAATACATTATTTGCATCGGAACATAAGACTTATGTTTTCCACAATGCAGAATTTGATTTGCATATGTTGCGGGAAACATATGGCACAGGTATGCCTACGAAGATAGTAGATACACTTCGGTTAGCCCATCTTAAGAATCCAGCTGAGGCTCATGGCTTAAAAGATTTAGGAGAAGCAGAATTTGGTTCTGTTGCGGGGGCTGCTGAAGGTACTATTAAAGAGTATATAAAGCAGTATCGTTTGAAAGGCTACCATCAAGTCCCTTCAGAGTTTATGGATCCATATGCAGTATTAGATACTATTTTAACTAAAGCTTTGGCACATCTATATATAGATGATGTGATGGCTGATTGTGAATATTTATTTAAAGTTGAGCATAAGTTAATACCGATTATTGTAAAGATGGAACAAGAGGGGGTACGTGTTGATACACAATATATTAATCAACTTTTAAAAGAATTTAGTGTGGAACAACGAGTTATCCAAGATTCTCTTTATGAGATTATTGGTAAACCTGTGGAGCTGGCCTCTACTAAGCAACTTCAGGAGTATTTTTATGATCGTCTACGAATTACTCCTCCTGCGGAAACAGAGACTGGTCAGCGTAGTGTTGATAAGTCTGCTTTAGAACTTATTAATCATCCAGTTGGTACGAAGGTTGCTGAGTTGGTACTGAGGTGGCGTGAATTAGGTAAATTAACTTCAACTTATTTGGAACCATATAAAGACTTAGAAGGTAGAGTCCATCCTCATTGGAATGCGACAGGAACACGTACTGGTAGATTTTCTAGCAGTAAGCCTAATCAGCAAAATATACCTAAGCATGGGCAGATTAGGCGTATGTTTGTGCCTGATAATGAGTTCTTTGATTTTGACTATTCTCAGATTGAGTTACGTATAGCCGCTGATATATCTAAACAAAGGAATATGATTGATGCATTTAAAAACGATATGGATATGCATAGTTTTGTATCTTCATTAGCTTTTAATAAGGACATCAATGACATAAGCAAAGAGGAACGTCAAATCGGGAAACATTTGAATTTTAGTGTATTATATGGATCAGGTTCGAATGGTATTCAAAAGAAACTTGGAATGAATAAGACTCAAGCGGATACAGTATTAAATTATTTTCATTCAAATTTCCCCCAACTTCGTGCACACTCTAAAGCCCTTATGCTTGAAGCAGAACGTAATGGCTACGTTAGGAGTAAGTTTGGGCGTAAGTTATTTGTCGATAAACCGTTTACTGCTAATAACTATGTTATTCAAGGCACAGCTGCCGATATCATAAAGATTGCGTTGCTTCGGACTTCAAAATACGTAGAATCGGTGGGAGGGAAAATTAGAAATACGGTTCATGACCAGATTCTCTTTGATAATATTACTGAAAAGGATGGTGAAGAGATACGTAGTATTATGCAGGATTTTCCTATGCCATCAGGTGTTCCTCTTAAAGTTGATCTACAACGATCAACGGCATCATGGGGTGATTTGGTGCACATAGATGATGAAGATAAAATAGAGGCAGAATAATGACCAATATCGATAGAATTGTTGCTAGTATAAATAAGGAACTTAAAACTAATTTAGTAGTAGGCGATGATGATGCCTTAAATACTGTTCGTATCCCTACAGGCATGCCAGCCTTAGATACTATGTTAGGTGGCGGAGTGCCTAGACAGGCAGTCACGGAGCTATTTGGCTATCAATCATCAGGTAAAACGTACATCAGTCAACGCATCATTGCGCATGCTCAAACCTTAGGCTACACTTGTGGTTTTATTGATGCTGAATTCTCTTATGACCCTGAATGGTCAGCTAATGTAGGTATCGTAACTAAGGATTTGATAGTATCTCGTCCTGATACGGGAGAACGGGCCTTAGATATTTTACTGGCATTATGTGAACAACGTATAGATTTAGTAGTTCTTGATTCCATAGCCGCTTTATTGCCTACGGCTGAAGCAAAGGAGGGTATGGATCATTTGAGTATTGGTCTACAAGCTAGACTAATGAATCAGTTATTTCGAAAGTTAGGTCCCTCTAATGAAAAAACTGCTGTGATATTGATTAATCAGATTAGGGCGGGTATAGGTGGTTATATCACTCGTGATGCTCTCCCAGGTGGTAAAGGACAAGAGTTTTTCTCTCGCATTATGGTACGTGTGAAAAAAGGTGAGACAATAGGAGATCAAAAGAATCCTCAAGGGTTCTTTATAGAAATGAAGGCGGAGAAAAATAAGACTCATACACCTTTATTGACTTCTAGTGTGCCTTTTTACTATACGGGTTTACCTGACCCCATTTATGAAGCGTTTATGGTGGCTTCAGATTTAGGAATCATTGTTAGAAATGGGCCTCAATATGCTTACCCTGATAAAGAAACTGGTGAAATTTTATATAAAGCATTGGGTAAAGAAAAGTTCTTACAATTGATGAAAGATAATGATGAATTACGAACATTGATTGAAAAAGAGATAAGGAGTATAGCGTAATGGCTACACAATCTTCAGTAGGTACATTAGCTGGTGATTTAGATAGTATTCTTCGCAGTTTTGGTAGCATGCTTGAGGGTGTTTATCATATAGATGAAGATTTGGCTGCTGAAATAGCAGAGAAATTTTCTAATCGTCTACGTGACGATGCTAGGGCTATATATGCGGAAATGACTGCAGAGATTAGTGAAGGTCTTAAAAAACCTGCTAGGAAGCCTCGTAAGCGTAAGATTAAAACAGAGATAATGGAAGTTCCAAACTATATAGATGAACCAGACCGTGCTATTGGGCAGGAAGAATTACCAGCTAATGACAATACATTACTACATGCAGAAGATCCGGGTGATGTTGCATTACTGGCAGAAAAGCTACTGAGCACTACACGTGTCACTGACCGTTCTGGTGGGGCTAATACGTCCAATTGGGATACTAATAATCCTACTATGAAGAGAATTGATAAGTAATGGAATATTGGAACGCTGTTACTGTTAGAAAAGATTGGAAATGTTGGAATCGAGAGTGTGGGAAGGATATTAAAAAGGGTGAACGATGTTGGTCCTTGGCTGTTAATACATGGACGAATGACTACAATCTAACTGTCCGTTATTGTATGGATTGTGGTGATCCACGAAAGGAAGACAGCGCAAGCTATCTCCCTCCGAAGCGAGTTGGAATTGAAATCTGAGCCACAAAAGAAAGATACTCCAACGCAGTTCTTAATGGCTTCTTGGGTCAAAGACGCTGGCTTTGGTAGTATCTTAGAACAGGACTTTGAGCCATATGTCGTAGATATATACATTCCTGATTTGGTGTTAGCGTTAGAGATTGATGGCCCATATCATATGGCACGTAGAGACGCATATCGGGATGCATATATTCGAACTAATTATAATATTGAGATATGGAGGTATCCATTAAAGATTGTTAAATCGTCTTTTAAAGTCGAATTTGTTGATAATTTATTAAAATACGCGCAGGAGCAAATAAATGCCTAAGCTTAGTCAAATATTACAAGAACGAGAAAAACATTGGATAGAATCAGCATTTGATGCATATGATTTAACTCAACAACGAGCATCATATAAACGAACTAATTTTAGTCCTTCGCAAGCTCATCTATGCCCACGAGCACTGTATTACTATATGTTAGGATATGACCAAGATCCCATAGCTTCGCAGAATCTTCGTCGTATGGGCATTGGTACAGTATTTCATGAATTCATAGAGAGAAAATTAGTAGATACGGGATTAATGGTATCATCTGAACAAGAAGTTACTTATGATGACCCACCTATTAGGGGATTCTATGATGCAATCATTAAGCGTCCGTCTGATGATAAAGAGATTCTTTTAGAATTAAAGAGTATGGCTGAACCAAAGAATCCTAAGTTTGCGGAATATCTTCCTAGACATGATCATTTGATTCAATGGAATATGTATTCTTTAATGACAGATATCAATGAAGGGGTTATTTTCTATATTAATAAAAATAATCAACAATATATCATCTGTGAAACAGAACGTAATGAGTCTATTATTTCGACTACTTTAGAGAAGTTTAGACAAGTACAAAAATATTTAGATAGTGGTGAACATTTTCCATATCAAAAGGAATGGAAACATGATTGGTGTAATTATAGGGCTACTTGCGAAAAAGATTATTTTATAAAAGGAATTTAACATGGTTAAAGTATCTATATTTTTAAATAAAGCAGCCGAATTACATAACCTTGATATTCAATATCCAGTACCTGAACGGCCTGAGGGTAATCATCATTACACTTTTCCCATTAATGCAGACCGTTTAACCGATATTGAGATAGATAATTGGCTTTTATTTTTAGGAGCATGGCGAAGTTATCTAAATTATCAGATATCTCGTTTAGATGGAGAACATTCTATTCTGTCTGAAGGTTATGACTTGCTATTATCGTCTAAAATTGCCGTTCTAGAAAAAGAATCGGAAAAACGTCTTCTGAAGGACTCTTTAAAAGGGCAGGCTCTTGCGGAAGATGATCAATTACAACAACTTAAAATTCGTACTATTGAACTTAATGGTGAATTGAAATTATTGAAAGGTCGTTTAAGTCTTTATGATTCTCAATTTGAGACTATTAGCCGCGTAATCACACGACGTGGACAAGAACGTTTTAAGATATGAGTGTTTTGGGCCTAGACCTCAGTACTTCTAAAATTGCCATTGCAACCCTTTCCTTAGATGGTTATGTTGTGGTAGAATTGACTTCAAAATTGAAGTCATGGGAAGCAAGACTTAAGGAACTGTACTTACAGTTTCTTCCGTGGGTAGCCTCAAATGTTTCTCCAGACGACTTAGTTTGTATTGAGGATATTCCCCTAGTTCAGAACCGGCAGTCCCTGATTAAGTTAGTTCATGTATTAGCCATGTGTCGTGTTGTATTCATGGAACATGACATGGATGTCTTCACAGTCAATGTGAAGACGTGGAAAAAGGATGTCATTGGCGACGGTGGAGCCGATAAGGATAAGGTAAAGGCGATGGCTATTAAAATTTTGGGTAAAGATATTGGTAAACTATCACAAGATGCTATTGATGCATTAATGATAGCTAAATGGGGCGAGTTACGTGTATCTCCGTAGTGGAATAAAAATTTATAGATCCTGGTAATTAAACGGCTTCTGGTTAGTATCTGAGGCACCGAAGCCGTTTTTTATTTTGTAAAAAGTGGAGTGAGGAAAGTGAAAGCAGCTACATATACCCTAACGGATAATGCTTCTAAAATTTTAGAAAAGAGGTATTACTTGAAAGGTGAACACGGCAATATTATTGAAGATGCCGAAGGCATGTTTGAAAGAGTGGCCCGTACTATGGCGGAAGTTGAGTACAAATATGGGGCTACTGGTAAACAGGTTAAAGAATTAGAACGTGAATTCTTTGATTTGATGTGGGCATTGGATTTTCTTCCTAATAGCCCTACGCTCATGAATGCGGGTACAGGTCAAGGTACTATGTCGGCATGCTATGTGAT